GCCTCAACTCGTTCTCATCCTCGCCGATTATCAATACAAGGATGCATTCGTTGCTGATCACGAGATCAACATGACTGCATGCCTCACCGAGATTATGGTCAACTGTGAGTTCTCGTAATGTGGAGAATTTGGGCCAAATCACTCGGAGAAAAGGTAGGTGAAACAGATTCACAAGCAGATGCTGTAGCTATCATCAGGACTTTCTGGTGGCTCCTCCATGTGATTACCTGTTTCTTTATAATCGTACACAATGGTCATAATTTAGGGTGGTGGTGATGTTTCCAGGAATTGGTAAAGATTTATTTAAGAAAGAATCACGTCAGTGTGAAACACCGGACTGTAGCAATGTACTTCCGGAAGAAGCAGCTGTAATATACATGGGTGAGTATGCGTTCTATGTATGTGAAGAATGTGAGAAGTTGATGGAGATTATACACGAGAAAACGGAGGATCACTATGGCGACGAGTCCATTTGATTACCTAAACACCATCAATGTCACAAAACAAAACATGATGCGTGACACTGAGAATGATAAGCTAGCAGAAAAAGATTACAACCCATTCATTGTAAATCGTGGACTGTCGTACTTCCAAGATACAGTCACAATTGCAAATGAAATGAATATCCACCATGATCTCGACCATAAGCTTCAATACGAGTTTCTTATAAATATCGTAAGGCCACGTAAAAGATTCTCTAAGTGGTTTAAGAAAGAGCAAGACAGTGACGTTGAAGCAGTTGCAGAGTTCTATGGCTACAGTAATGAAAGAGCGGCGCAAGCACTAACTATCCTGTCTAATGAGCAAATAAGAAAAATAAAAGAAAAATTAGAAAAAGGTGGTTAGTATGAGTGCGGTAGAATCTCTCGTAGAGGTTACTCTTCAAAGTCAAGACGATTTCCTAAAGGTACGTGAAACTCTTACACGTATCGGTATTGCATCCCCAAAAGAAAAGAAGCTCTATCAGTCATGTCACATTTTGCACAAGCGTGGCAAGTACTACATTGTTCACTTCAAAGAATTGTTTGCCCTCGATGGTAAGCCCACAAATTTCTCTGAAGAGGACCAAGGCAGACGCAATACAATTACAAAACTCCTTTCAGATTGGAATCTCATTTCAGTTGTAAACGAAGGAAATATCTCAGAACCAGCAGCCCCCATGAACCAGATCAAAATCATTGCCCATAAGGACAAGAATGACTGGGAACTGGTGGCCAAGTACAATATAGGCAACAAGAAGAAGTAAGTTATTGATTTTCTTATGAAAAAAAACTGTGTACAATCCAAGCCCCCTATGGTAGAATGGGTCTATAATTTGGAGATTGTATGAATCAAGTTCAAGTGTTTACAAGAAAGCTTACTCCCGTCCAGCGCAAGTTGGTTCGGGATCTTGTACCTTTTTGTTGCAACAAATTGATGCCTCGTATCAAAGATCTACAGATCACCGTTGTCGGTGTTCAAAATCTTGTAGATCAAGAAGGTATCCACGCTGATGTATTGTACGACTATGTAGATCCAACTGCTCGACCGAAGGACTTTACTATTCGCATCGATACTTCAGAAGATCTGCAAGAATTTGTACGTAATCTCTGCCACGAAATGGTCCATACAAAACAATGGGCCCGTGGCGAGATGTACTCGTACGACCGACACCCCAATCTGACTCGTTGGCACAAGCAAAAGATTGACCACGATAAGATGGATTACTATGAACAGCCATGGGAAATTGAAGCTCATGGCCGCGAAGAAGGCCTCATGGTCTCATTCCTCAAAGAAAATGAAAAGTGGGCAGGATTTGTCTATGGAATTATTGAAGATTACAAAATGCAGCGACCCCAGCAAATGGTACTCGACTCACGTTGGTGAAACCTTTCCACTAATCGAAACTTTCGATACAGAATACCTCACACGTCAATTACCTGATAATCATTATGGTATCAGGTTCTTGAACTATGTGGCAAAAGATGATGCGGTGATAGTAAATGAATCGAACTGAAGACATAGAATTATATCATGGTAGTGCACTCATGTCAAAGGCCACAGAAGAATGTGGTGAATTGGTACAGGCTATCTCTAAATACGCTAACAAAGGCGGCAAACGTAACGAGAATAAAATACTCGAAGAAGCTGCTGATGCATTAGTAATGATTACGGCTCTGCTTCAATATCTCGAAGTAGATGAAGATAAATTTCTCAAGAGAGTTGAGAAGAGCAAGAAAAAATTTGACAGATACTATGAGGAGGATTATAGTGGATGATATTGTGACACTCGTGACAGCAGGTGGCGAGATGATTGGTAGGTTAGTAGAGCATGATGAGTATAGCATCACACTCGAAAAACCTCGAGCATTTGTACAAACAGAAAAGGGTGTAGGTTTTGCACCAAGTGTTTGTTTGACAGGAGTACGTGATCCAGAGGAAGTATCCTTTGGAAAAGGCAGTGTGATTCTGATGGTGCCAACCGCAGAAGAGATCGCGAAGATGTGGTTGCAGGCCACAACAGGTTTGGTAGTATGAGAGACAAGTTGATCCTCTCTGATTGTGATGGAGTGATGCTAGATTGGATGTACTCATTTGATCAGTGGATGAAAAGACACGGCTATCGTATACAAAAACCAGAAGAGTATGACATTGGTAAGAAGTACGAAGTAGGTATGTGTGAGAAGAAGAGACTAACACGCATGTTCAACGAGTCTGCTTCTATCCGTAAGATTCCTCCTCTTCGAGACGCTATCAAATACATTCGTAAACTACACGAAGAACATGGCTATGTGTTTCATGTGATTACATCATTGAGTGATGACGAGTATGCTCAACATCTCAGGACGAAGAATCTCTGTGAGACGTTTGGTCATACAGTCTTTGAGAAATATGTGTACCTCGACTGCGGTGCAGATAAGGATGAGGCGCTCGCTAAATATAGAGACACAGGTTGTTATTGGATTGAAGATAAACCTGATAATGTAATCGCTGGACAAAATGCTGGTTTGAATGGTTTGCTTATGGCGCATGGTCATAATGTTGAATACAAATCACACATGCATCGTGTACATAACTGGAAAGAGATTTACGAGACTATTGTTGGATGATTGTAGACAACCCTGACTATCCACATGCCTATCACATTGTTTATTGGGGCAAAAAAGATGACGTTGCTGGTACACCGATCGAAAGGTACTACGACGACTTTAGACATGTCAGAATTGTACCATTCAATGTAATCAACGAACGTATACACTCTGAAAATTCATCAGCAGAATATGGAGAGATTGCTTCTTCATTCCAACGTAGAATGTCAGAAGGAGTAGACTACGATCGTTTCTACGAAACGCCAAATGATGATACCGTCGATTACACTTATCGATGGTTGATCAAGATGAATTGGCTGATAAATGATATTCAAAAACGTGGCTGCAAAGAGCCGATCACTGGTGTAATCAGACCAAAGTTTAGAGAAGGCAAACTGACATACGATTTTCATGTACATCCCGGTACATTTCGTAGGCATGCTTTTACAATGATGAATTGCGGAGATGATTGCATAGTGTTTGATGCATTCGAGCTCTTCCATGACTATCCAAAA